CATTTGTTATATTGTCTTGTGAAACACTATTTCTTACATTAAAACAAGGTTGCTTTGGCTTAGTTACATGACCATTTAAATCAATTTGCATTGCTAAAGTATCATTTGTTAAAAAAGTCATTATTTCATTATTTTGCTCATAGCTTATCTGACCTTTTTTCTCTGCACTACTGCCTACTGTGCTATCAGCAAAAAATATTGAACCTTTATCTCCTACACTGCCACCAGTATAAATAGTTATTCCACTATCTCCAGAACCACTACCAACAATTAAATCATCTGCACCTGCATCAAAGTTTGTATCTGTAGTATTTATACAAACAGTATCCTCACTTGCATCAACTTTTAATGTATCAGTATCTACTGTAACATCGCCTGTAAACGTACCATCTACGGCTGTAAGGTTTTGTGCCGCAGGATGCGTAGTCGTTGTTGTTGGGTTCATGTGAAGAACGTAGATATTACCTGTACCTGAAGGTGTAGT